ATCATTAAACACGTATAAAATTGATATAAAACTTATATATGTATTATTATAGGCATCATTATCATCATCATCTCTGGACTACGCACGATATTATAATATGGCAAAAATCACACACCGCTACGACCTTCCCGATTATGGCGCATTTATGAATATGGGATTTGAATTGAAGTTACCGGATGATGTTATCAAGTCTGTATCTGATTTAGCTGATTTGGTCGGAGCACCCACATATATTAAAACTCCGGTTTTTCCGGTTCGAGATCCAAATGATTTTCGCACAAGTTCAACCAGTCTTACTAATGGCGGTTATCATGTTGCGGGTAGTAGTGCGAATACGTTTCAGAGCAGATTTGGTGGAGGGAATAACAGCAACGGAATGGAAGCGCCAAACAGTTTTGGTATGGGAACTCATACAATAACGCGTCAAAATGCGTCTTCTTCTCGTAACCAACAAATTCCGAATAGTGAATGGGATACGATTTTGTCATTTCAGAAGACAGAAATGAAGAAAAAGGAAGGTATCGAGCTGAGTATTGATAATATTCGTTCCTACCTGAACAAACTCACCGACAAAACGTATGATTCGATGCTTGCGAACATATTGAAAGAAATCACGGGGTTATTTGAGGCGTGTTCTCATGACACATCTGATGAACATAATACACAAACGGTGATGAATCGGATTGCGTTGTCCATATTTACAACAGCAAGTTCAAACGCGTTCTACTCTGAAATCTATGCGCGTTTGTTTCAGGATTTGATGGCGAAAGAAAAAGAGCCGGATCATGCCGAATACGCAGTTTTTCGGAATGTATTTGAGGAGAATTTAGCGTCATTTATGTCACTCTTCGATACGATAGAGTATTGCGATCCAAAGAAGAATTATGACAAGTTTTGTGATATCAATAAGGCAAATGAAAAGCGGAAAGCGATGTCGCTCTTTATTGTGAATCTTATGAAAATGGGGATTGTCGAGAAATCACAGGTTCTCGCACTTATGAAGCAAATCCAAGATCTAATGTATTCAAATATACGCCAAGAAGGAAAGACGAACGAGGTGGACGAGCTCGCAGATAATCTATTTATCATGGTGAAACATGCTCACGCCGTCCTGAAAGATCCAAGCAGCAACGATCCTGAAACCATCGAGTTGTTTCATACACGAGTAGAGCAAATCACCGAGATTTCAAAGATGAAAATAAAGAGCAAACCAAGTATTACGAACAAGACGATATTTAAGCATTTGGATATGTTGGATGAGATTTCTGGGAAAGCGAAGAAGTAAGAATAAGAATTTTGGTTATTAATTGTAAAAGATATTGACCATCGATATATATGTTTTCTTTTGATATTGGATTTCTATCACGAAACGTTCCACCATACTTATCAGGTGTGATTTCATAGTATTTTTTTCCTAATAAATAGGATAAATTATGAAAATCCGCCTTGTGATATTCAGGATGAAGTAATGGTCCGTTACACCTTGTATCAAATGAAATTTTATTATGAAAATGATTGTCGCATACGGGGTCACAATACCAATCTTTACGAAAGTTGATTTCGATTAAAGGTGTAGAAATTGGCGTGAATATGATATTTGTACATGCGGCTCCATGTGCTGAAATAAATATAGCGGCTTTCGAACAAATCGCATATTGTTCTTCTGGTGTCATATCATCGAAACAACAATACTGAAATGGTATATGAAACAAATGTTTGTTTTTTTCTAGAAAAAGCTGGATGGGTTCACCCGTTTTTGTATCGTATAAATATCGATTATTTTCTTTACGTTGATTCAATAATATATACGTACCTTTGTCAGATGGAATGATGTGTTTCAACATATCAAGTAATAATTGGTTTTTCTCATATTTAATATAGTAAATGTGTTGAAATGGTGACCGTTTGGGATAATTATATATGAAGAGGTCATTTGTATATTTTACTTGACACTGAAAAACGCGTTCTAGAACGAATTTTCGCCATTTTTGACATGGATTATTTATATGTATAGCATTGTTGTGTTGTTCATCATAATATACGTAGATGTTAGAATAACTCGCATCATAATACATATACAAATCGTATAAAATATGAAAAATGTTATTATCAGGTATTCGTGATACAAATAAATCGTTCATGATAGATAAATAGAACCTAAAAATATATTTATTATTGTTATTATTGTTATTATTGTTATTATTGTTATTGTTATTATTGAATTCATGAAATTCATCGTATCGTTTACAACAAGTCCAACCCGTATGAATAAATGCGGCCCGATGATTCATAGTATTTTAGACCAAACACGAAAACCTGATTTATTTTTATTGAACATTCCCGAAGTGTTTGCGCGAACAGGTGAGTCGTATATTGTGCCGAAATATATACGTAAATCACTAACGGTGAATCGTGTTGATACGGATTATGGTCCTGCTACTAAAATTTTACCGTGTGTTATGTATTTGTCTCACAGTGATCGGGTGAAAGAATATGATCCGGGAAATACACGCATTATTTACTTGGATGATGATATTGCGTATCCGAAGCGCATGATCGAGACATATGAACGCATGATTCCACCCAACGATAATAATGTATGGACATCAACCGGTTTCGATTTCGTGAATATGGGACTTAATGGTAAACGAGGGCATCTTGATACCGCGACGATTGCGGAAGGATACGGATCGGTATGTGTGAAATTGAACACATTTGGCGATGATTTCGTCGAATATATGACTCGATATACTGCGATGAATAATCCGGTGTGCCGTCTCTCAGATGACATGATTTTAAGTAACTATTATCATCGAAGAAATGTCGGGATTACGATTATGAATCTTCCGGGACTTCTTTCGATAAATGATATTTGGGATGAGAAGAAGATTCTGGATTATGGAAATGAGGATGATGCTCTCCATTTGGGCGCAGGGGGGACTTCCGATAATAATGTAGATAGGTATAAACGCGTGATTACAGTCTTAAATAAAAATAAAGAGCGTTGTTTTAAATTGTCATTTATTACGACAGAAACGGATGCTTCAAGCGGAGTCACGCGAAATACGCTCGTCTATCGATAAATTCGGTATTCGTTTGCGAACTCAGTAATTATTATTTATATGTATATAATAATTACATTCCATTCCATTCCATTACATTACATTATGGTAAAGTCCAAACTCAACGATAATATCAACTATCATGAATATTCGCATTTAGAAGAAGAAGATTTTAACTATAATACGCCATTATTTCAGGTTCAATTATTACGCGATCCTCAAAAGGTTGTCATAGGAATAGGACAATTAAACTATCATTTCGCGAAACGGTATAATGTAGTCTATGTTCCGATTTATTTATTCAATACTGAAATGGAATTCATGAAACAAATTGGCGTGTATGAAATGCCATCGGGTCAGATTAAGATGGATGAATCCGGTGATTTGGATGTCAGGCGTTTGACCCCTTTATTATATGGATTCGTAAATGTAGAGTTGTTACGTAAATCTCGCGCAAAGTCCGGTATCGCCACGACGACGACGACGACGACGAGCGATTCATCTTCGATAGACCCAAAGAAACGTGTGGCGGAAATAAACGAAATCAAGAAATCTCTCGGAAAGGAACCTGTAAAACCGGCCATGGCCGTAGTCGCCGTTCCTACGAATGAACATGATATCGACAGCGACAGCGACGGTGGCGGCGATACCACCGCATCGATGTTTGGTATGGACGCACGACAGACCCATTTATTATCAGGCGCATCTATCTTACCACTTCAAACCAAAGAACAATCTGAGCTTGAGAGAAAGCAGTATAAACCAAATCCTGCTTCTGATCTCTGGATCCAGAAATATCTTCGGAATAAGTATTTTAATTTTATAGACAACGAAGGTGGAAGCGATGCGCTTTTTGCGGTGATTCGTGATGCGCTACTTACACAAGGCCGCACAACGACCATACTCGAACTTCGTAAACAACTCGCCGACGAAATTACCGATGATGTATTTCGGGCGTATCGAGAGAAGTTTGCCATGTATCATAATCTCTCAAAAACACAATTCCGAGAGACGAAAGAGTTAGAGAACAATTATAATGATATCAAACGACGAATATCATCGATTCATGATCGTGCGCAACAACAGCTTATGATTGCCAACGCAAAAAAACTAGTGACCGAGCATAACCAAAAGCATGATGAAATGAAATATACAAAACTATTGGGAGGTAATTATGATTACATGCGTGATGTTCGTTCTCTCGATCAATTGAAAGAACGCATGATGACGTCGATGTATTGGCCAGATGGTTGGGCCATCGCCGCGCTGGAACGTGTTTTGAATTTGAAGTTTATTCTATTTTCGAGAGATGCGTATGAAACTGGTGATATTGATAATGTTCTTCAGTGTGACAACGGTGTTTCCATGGATGAATCGATCGATCAAGCGATCCGAAAGCGTGGCGTTTTTGAACCGACTGCTTATATTTTAATAGGAAAAACCGGTTCAAATGCTGTTCATTCTAGTGGTCGAGGCAATAGTAGTAGCAGTCGTTCTCCGCGTAATCGTCATAATCTGCTTTCAAAATCCACAGCAACATATCAGTTGATCACTTATAAAACACACGGAGTTCTCTCATTTTCTGAATTGCCCTACGATATTAAGTTACTGGTGACAACAAAGTGTCTTGAAACCCAGTCTGGTGCGTTTTGCTTGATTCCACAATTCAAACTTTTTCAGCGAGAGCTGGGGATTCGCGTGGATGATATACCGAACGAGAACTTAGATGAACTTATTGAAGAGATTCGTGGAACGCGGAATGCTGTGAATTTATATACACCCGATATCGTATTCCAGTTTTATTCGAATTCTAACCCGAATGCACTGCCTGGGTCGGGAGCAGGAGAGAAAATACCTGAGACAGAGAAAATCCATTTTCACAGGTTGGCGACGTTTGACAACTGGCGACGTAAATTGGCGAATACATGGAATGAACCATTTATGCTTGATAACCATACATGGCAAAGTGTAGAGCATTATTATCAAGCCAGTAAATTTAAAAACAATAACCGCGAGTTTTACTTGAAATTCTCTCTTGATTCACGGTCGCAATTATCTGCGGACCCGCTTTTAGCGAAAGCAGCTGGAAGTAAGAGCGGCAAATTAAATCATAACACGATCATTCGCCCATCGCGAATTACGATTGATCCGGATTTTTTCAATCATGGTCGAAGTGAACGAGAGATGGAGAATGCTACATTCGCAAAATTCTCTCAGAACAAGAATCTCAAAGACCTACTGCTTGCTACTCGGAATGCGAAATTGGTTCATTATGTTCGGGGTGCGGCACCTGAGATTTATCATCACCTCATGCGTGTGCGTCATAAATTGCGAACCGGTGGTGCTAACTCTAACACACGCTGAAATAAGAGGTGAAAAATCCTTGTAACACCGCGAAAATAAGCATAATCACGATAATACGCACCCAGTCGGTTTGAGATGGATTTGTGAAATGGATCCCGGCGACATTCGCGCTTCCATTTGCGACCTTATCACCGTTGATAGTATTGCCTTCGTGATATTTACCGATATTATAATGGATTACATTTTCGATCACATTCAGAACAATAAATACGATGAATGAAAATGCGAAAATATGAAGGGTGCCGGGCTTGAAGTATTTCTTAATAATCAGTTCGAACATGATATTATAATATGTTGTTATTATAATACTATAAATGTGGATAGAAGAAGAATTAAAAAAAGACGCAGCACAAATTCAACGCTCAATACATGCATTATCTGCTGATTATTACAGTAAAATTGGGCGATCTATACGAACTCGTATGAGAGAAAATAAAGAAAATACGACGCGGTTTTTTATGAAATTTTATGATTCGTTACGAACGTCAGAATATAATATATACAAAGAACTGAATGAAGATAGCAAAACGTCGTCGTCGTCCGACGCGTCTATACTAACATATACATTTAATGAGGTTCGGAATTCGGCAAATGATTTACCGCATCCACGAATACTATCAGAATTACAACATAAATATGATAAAAATGGTATGTCACTTAATAGTCATCATACACAAAATGACGATGAAGACAGATACATTCCATACAAGGTATATTGCTATATTCGCGAGAATTCACAATACTGTATTCGGTTTCAACACATAATTCGGGGGCGATTATTTACGCTGTATTTTATTACATTTCCGGTGTCGCATATTTCGGTATGTACAAGCAAGTCAACATCATATTTATGTGCTTCAGAAATAGCGGTATATCAACACTATGCGTATAAAGTATTTATTTGGTTGTCGATTGTATCAAGAATGTCGGATATCGAATGTTCCGAAAAATTAGACATCTATTTTTATATGACTCCTTTCAAAAAGCAGCGACCGTTGTCTGGATCGGGTTCGAGAGACGATATTCTCTCGGCGATTCATGTAAATACTGGTCTAACACGAAATTGCGAGAGACATGGTGAAATCGTTGTTTATCGCACAGAAGAATGGTTTAAAGTATTCGTTCATGAATCAATACACAATTTTAATATCGATTTTATCGATTTGGATCTGCGTGATGCGAATGAGAGTTTGCGTCGTTCATTTTGTATCCCTCACGGTGATATTCTACTCTTTGAGGCATATACGGAAACATGGGCGCGTATTATAAACACGATGATTGAAATATATTTTTCAGGAAGCAAAAATGACCGGTCGCATTTTACACGCGTCGTTCGAGAGAAACTGATACATAATTCTTTTTTTTATTTATATCAATTGGTAAAGGCGTTGGATATAATGGACTTGAAATACTCGCAGATTAGTGTATTAACACCGGAAAATATGGCGGTGTGTCGCAAACGCTACGCGGAAGAAACAAACGTATACGCGTATTATATTTTTGGAGGCATTCTCTCGGCGTATGCTCTATCTTTTGTAAGTTGGTGCGGTGATCATAATACGTCATCTGTGATACGATTCAAACAAACCGATAAGAATCTATCTTATTTTACAGATTTTATTTGTAACGCGTCGAGAGATCCGAATTTACTGAGTGTAATCGAATATATTGAAATGTCGACGTCGGAATCATCTCGAATGGTTCATCCTGTATTAAAAAAAACGATGCGGATGACATTAGATTAGTATTACATAATTTACAAAATTGAATATAAATCGATGTTCTTGTTATAATATATACCCACCATCAAACGTAATGTCTCGCCCGGTTCCTGTTTCTCAAACCTCTCTTGGAAGATTGGTGTCTCTGACTGTGGATAATCCTCAATATTATACGTCTCCTCCTGCGGCTGCTGCGAATATGTCGACTCCGCCTCATCTTCTTCCGGTTTCATGTGTCAATAACAACAACAACGACAGTGGCGACGCAGAAGAAAAAACGATGCTGTGGCGTAACGTCGCGACCCTCTTTGCTCAATTTGACAATTTAGAAAGCAAATGTGAAAAACAATATGAATCAACGAAGCGGCGCAGCGATGAGTTATATGGCGAAATAAAGTGTGTATGGAGTGAAGTTGAATCCGTTCAGAATAGCGTCGCTGATGTTGACAATACGACATGTGTTCGAAAAATAAGGAAATACGTGAATAAGAAATGTGAGAAGTTGAAAGAGGATATCAATTATGGCTCATCCTGCGCGAATGATGAGATATTCGCATATATCGAGACGCTTCGAAGTGAATTCGATACAAAAATAAAGAATTTACAGGATGAAAATACACGCCGTGAACAAGAATTGTCTGAACTGAATGATACATATAACCGTGATTATGATACATTCGTTCAACGAGAAAATGATTTGATGGCGAAGTTGGAAACTGCGGTCAAGATGAATGAAGCGATGAACGCACGCTTTAAACATTTCGAAGATGCTGTAATGCGACAGCTTGATGTAAGATATAATCAAATATATACGGTGCGCGACGAGTTGCGCCATGAAATGACCGAACGCGATATTCGACTGGCTGGCGATATGCGTGAGGAATGTGCTCGTGCGATTACGAAGGAAGTCGAGTCTGAAAGCAAGACTAGCGCACAACTTGTTCAAAGCGTGAATGACGAACTTACCGATCTCATTACGCGATCAAATGAATGTCATTCGTATCGGTATTTTGGAATGGTTGAAGAAGTCAAACAGGTTCGAGATACACTCAAAAAGAGTATTGGAATGGTGGATGCCGAGCTTTCTGATGTCAAAGAAACGGTGGAACAATTGACGGATGAAGTTGGACAACATACGACGGATGTTAGTAATGTTCAAGTAGAACTAGATGATTTGAAGAAGGATGTGTATTATGAACTTGATCGTGATTATTATGATTTGAAGGATTACGTGAAACGAACCAACCGCCGCCATGAGAAGAAATATCACCCTCGCCCACAGGATGATGAAGAACAAACGACGAATGCTGTTCAACTGATTGCGGATGAGTATGCTGAGCAAGAAGAGCAGCAGCAGCAGCAGCCGCGTCAGAATGAAATCTTCATTATAATTGATGAGAATACGGTTGTGTCTGAAGATGATGAACAAGAGGATGTAATGTTACGACCACAGGTATGAAATAGCACCGCCGGATAGCACAGCGGATAGCACAGCGGATAGCACAGCGGATAGCACAGCGGATAGCACAGCGGATAGCACAGCGGATAGCACAGCGGATAGCACAGCGGATAGCAC